ACCCCGGCGGAAGCGTGATAATCACCCGGTGCCGCTTGCCTGCCAGAACATCGTCCAGCACGTCGCAGATCACCGCGTGGTGCGGCCCCTCGATAAACTCCATACCCTCGCGGGCCGGAAAGAAGTGCTTGGCGAATGCAAGCGTCTTACGCTTTGCCCACTCCGTCTGAATTTCGTGTTTTGTTGGTAAGGCGTTCAAGTTGCTTCAACTCCTTATCCGACAAGCCGGACAGGTCCACCGAAGGCTTTGGCGTCATAGTGCCGTCGCTCGACTGGTGATCCCGCTTATCCGCAAGGCCCAGATCGCGAGCAATGATGTTAGGGTTAAGCAGGTCGGCAGCGGCTCCGGTGAACTTCTGCTGAAAGATGATTGCCTCTGCCCGCGTTATGACAGGGGATAAATCGGGGCGCGTTTCTTTCCAGTCCCGCCACGTTGTTTCATCCACATCCAAGAACAAGCACAGCCCGCCAATGGTCATTGCCCTCATTTTGGGGAACGTCTCTTTGGTCACTGTGCCTTGGAACGCAAAGCCCTTTGTCTCCATTAGCGGGTTATCTGACACCCACTCGAAGTATTGTGTGCAGGCGTCCCACAGATCATCCGCCTTGGCGAACTTGGGCTTGGCCCCGTGTGTGCTGCGAGCCTCCCAGAACCGATTACCCGGCAAGAAGCGCCCGGCTTCGTCCCGGTCGGTCATATCGTATCGCCTTGCATGTTGTGTGAAGGGCTTCCCGCCCGTTGGTGCGTATCGCCGCCGCGTTGTGTCTCATGTGCTGAAAAAATGTGGCGTGGATAGTGGGAATCGAACCCACGCAGCGAAGCTTGGAAGGCTTGCGGCGCAACCCGTGCGCATACCCGCGAAAACTGGCTCCGGTTTATTTAACGACGCTTGCCGGATGCCGTCGTCGCGCTGCCTGTACGGGGTCAGCGCCTGTGCCTGATCAGTTGGGTAGATGCCGTGCCGCGATCAGGTGCAGCAGTGGCGGACAAAAGGCGACCGCTTGAGCCTAAACATCAGAGGCGGACACCGTATTGTGTTGAGCGCGGGCTAACCCGTCGGCTATATGAAGGGCGCTGTTCCAAAAACTGGCGCTACCCACAACTCCGCGCTCGTGACTAACCCCCGCTATCCGCACAAACCCATGACCGTGCGGTGCCATGGAGGGGGCCAGTCAGAAACCGGCTTAGAAAACGCGGGGCTGCGTCCTATTGGCTTTCGCTGGCCGGACAGGGCCGAGTGCTGGAGCGCCGCGCTTGAATCAATATTGCGCCCAATCCCTCGATCAGACGCAATATGCTTCGCATTATCTTTTAAATGACATCGGCAAAGTAGTCAAGCCCTTGCCTTCATCAACGCGATTAAGCCCTCACGCACAAGATGCGGTGGTGCGGCCTCATCCATAACACAAGCCCGCCGGATTGCCCACCTGACGCCCGATGTGCAGTGAACTAATGCGCTCTGATCTACCATGTGGTCTTTCTTTGCCGCGATAGCTGCGTTGATACGCTCAGGCCGTGACCCGCCGCGCACCGCGCCGTATGCAGAACCCTGTGGCGTTGGCCGTGGTAGGCCGTTGGTCCCTGCATATGCGATGTACCGTGCGCAGTAATCGTCGCCCGCCGCCTGCATCTCAGCGGTGATTTCGTTCTGGTCTACCATACACGCCAGCACGCTACCCCGCTTTCCAAGCCGTACAGCCTCATCCTTGCTTACGGGGCGTGTTGCCCTGTCAATTGGCATTATGCCCTTTAGAACGCGCCTGCGTGCCTGCAATACGGTCTGGTGCGGCCCTTCCTCGAATGCAACGCGTTCAACGTCTTCTCTGCGACGTGACGCCCGCCCGTTTGGCTCTCGCACCACGTCCTTGCGCTTGCGGCTGGCCTTTGCTCGTTTAGTCTTGCTCATTGAATAGCCTCTCTGCGATTGCCTGCGGTGTTGTCTGCGCCTCTAGCTCGGCTATGCGGTTGCGCTGCCAGTCTATAATCCGCTGCTGCTTGTCGATCCGCGTGGCCTGCGCTTCGGTCTTCACGCGCAGTTCCCCGCGCTCTAGGCGGATGCGGTCGATTGTCTCGGCTTGGGTGGCGTTGCGGGCCGAGAGGTTCATGGCGTCTCTCCCTTGGGGGTTTCTGAGATAAGGGCTGAGAGGATGGCGATGAGCCACGCGCGGGCGGGGTTGTCGGTTGCAACGCCAAGGGTGTCCACCTGCTCACCCAGCCTCTTGGCGACGACGGCAGCGTCACCAGAAGGGCCGTGGGTGATGCTGTAACGCCAACCCGGCAGCACCGCGTCGTGGAGCGCCTTGGCTGCGTTTATGTCGCCGTTACGCCATACTAGAACCGCCTGCTGAGCGGCTGAGTTTGCGTAGGCTTCCCTCGACCCGTCAAAATCATCAGGCTTCGGGAATGCCTTCTGGCACATGCGCGTGTGGCCCATCGTTTCGTACTTCACCCCGTCCCGGATTACATCGCGCAGCGCCTCTAGCGCCTCTCTGCGGTTATCGCTCATGGGGTGGCTCCTGTGCTGCAATGGCTTCTGCGACGAAGCGGTTCCAGAGCGCGGTCAGGATGTTCGCGTGTGCGGGGCTGTTCGGTGACGTGCCAGTGTGGCAAAGGACAATATCAGAGCCGCCGATATAAACCCCGTGCATCGACTGCGGGCCATCTTGCCCGAAATGCTTCGCTGTGTTCTCGATTGACGCCTTGACGTGTTCTAAGTGCTTTTCGATCGGAAGTTCGCCAGTTGAGCCCCATTCAACAGGCCCGATTTTAATAGCCACTTGGTGCATCAGTTTTAGTTTCTCTTGGTCTGTCATCTGTTCGCCACCAGCGCCGCCCTGATAGCGGCCTCTGCGTATCCAAGGTCTCGGAGTGCCTGTGCCGTGTAGCCTACTGCTATGAGACGGGTGCAGGCGGTTATCTCGCGGGATTGTTCAGCGGTCATGCGGTCGCCGCGTTCTAGGTTGGCGCAAAAGCAATAGGGGTTTGCGCTTCGGTGGGGCAGACCGCACGTCTCGCAATCAGCTTCCCGCTTGGCTTCGTCAGTCACGAGCGCCCTCCGCTTCTGCAATCGCCATCGCTAGGCGGTCGGATGTGGTCATATGGCCGCGACGGTTGACGCACGGCGGGCATTGGCAAAGCTCGTTGTGCGCGTGTGATTGGCAGACGCCCATCTTATTCTTGGGGTCCAACGCTTTGCCGCACGATCCTACGGCGCAATGACGAACAGGCTTGGCGGGCTTGCTCACGCGGCGCTTGGTGCTTTTCTTCGCCGTCGCCACGTTCACCGTGCTGGACGAACTGCGGGGGATATTCCGCATGATGCGTTCCCCGCGCCAGTCGTCGTCTACCGCGTCGATCTGTGGCTGCTTGGGAATAAAGCGCATCACGGGCGGACGGCCTAAAATGTCGGTGTGTTCTGTCATTCTGCGGCTCCTTTGAACATGTTTTGGGTGTTGCCTACGCTGCGCCGGGGCAGGCCAGCCGATGCAGCAACGCGGCGAATTGTGCTGCCCGACACGTTTAGGGCGTCGGCCATCTTTTCCGTTGGCACGCAACCAAGCCATGCGGCGCGGAAAGCGGGACCGGCCTCAATCGTTCGGATGGTCGGGCCGATCTTGCGTTTTGGCAGACCAGCGTTTCGCGCCCATCTCGCAACGGTAATGTTCGAGACGCCCAACTCTGCGGCCATCTCAACCGCTGGCACACCAGCAGCCCAATCGCGGCGGAACTTAGCCCCCACGGGATACTCCAAACTGTCCCCGTCGATCTGGATCAGTTCAAACCCCAGTAGCTTGTAGATCTGCACGATGTTGACCAGGTGCGTGTCGTCGGCGTTCACGCGGGCCGTGATGTCCGCCACCATGCGGGCGCGGGCGTCTTGCTCGTTCATTGGGAACCCCCCAGAATGTGAATATCGTTCCAATCCTCGCCAACGTTTGGCGGGATATGCACCGTTACGTTGAGTTTCTTGGCACGGGCGCGCTTACCCAAGGCATACGCCGCCGCATGGCCTGTAAAGCTTTCGTCGTTGTCGCCGAATACGTGCAGATGCTTGACCGTATCGGGCCAGTTAAATGCCGACATGCTGCCCGCATTTAGAGCCGCCCATACTGGCATTTGGTAAAGTCGGGACGCCGCGTAGGCCGTCTCAATTCCTTCCGCTACGCCAAGCACCTCGCCAGCCTGTCTGAGCCGAACTGCGCCGTGTTTGCCCATGCTGCCCGGCATCATCTTGCGCGGGGCGTCAACAGGTGCCTTCCGGTCCCCGTCCAACCATGTCCGATGGATTGAAAGCGCCTTACCGTCCGCACTCTCGACCAGTGCCAGCATTGCTGGGTAGCTGATGTTCGGGGCGTACTCTAGCGCCGGAACATACCGCAAAACCCTCTCATAGGCTTGCTGACCCACGCCCCGCGCCGAAAGATACGTATCAACCGGGTCGCCCTTGGTTATTGGCTGTCCCGCTTTCCATAGCGTCCGAAGCATGTCCCGCCGATCAGCCTCTGAGAGCGTCGGGCGCATTGGGTCGTCGCTAACCTTGCCTAGAACGTTCTCAATCTCACGCGCAGCCGTGGCGAAGTCCCAGCCGCGCAAAGCCTGCACTAGCTGCATCCCAGTCAAGCTGCCGCATTGATTGCAAATGCTGCTGCCGTCGCCTTTGAAGTCAGTGAACCTGAACCGATCGAACCCGCCACACTGAGGGCATGGGCCGTTTTTCCCGTTCAAGAATTTGCCATCCACCCCAAGCGTAAGCAGGATGCCGCGCCACTTGCCGCGCGCCAACTCCAACACGCCGGGGCTATTTCCAAAGCGGGCGGTCATTGCTCGGCACCCTTCGACTTGGCGTAAGCGATATCGCAGTGCCGGACAAAAGACAGGACCTCGCCGCCAGCCGGGCAAACACCGGGGGCCATCTTGCGGGGCCAAACGCCAAACTTCTTTTTGTACGTGTGGGCAACCCAACCCGGCGACCTAGAACGCTCCCTTGCGATCCAGCTTAGCTGGTCGTGCCATGACTGCTTGTCAGACGTGCTGTATTCGCGGGGCTTGGGCGCTATAACTTTGCCATCAGCACCAACCTCGACAAGATCACCTTCCTCTGTTTCGATGAAACCAGACGGGGGGCCGATCTCTTTGCCGCAATTTGGGCAAGCCTTGCTCTTAGGCGGCATGACAAAGCTGCAATCGCCGCAGGTCTTCGGCATAGGCTCTTTGCGCTCGACCTTGCCCTTTTCCTTGCCCTTCTGGGGGAACTCTGACCAATCAATATGCTCAGGGAAGCCAAGACGCGCGATGTTGCCCGCATGATCCAGAATGATGCAATGGTCTTTCCCGTCAGCAGTCCGAAGCCCGCGCCCGATGATCTGAATATGCAGCATCTTCGATTGCGTAGGTCGGGCCAGAATGACGCACCGAACATCCCAATCTACACCAGTTGTCAGGGTGCCGACGTTGGCGACGATCTGCATTCGGCCAGCCTCAAATTCGCCAGCGATGAATTTGCGCTCAATCGGGTCAGTAAACGCATCCTGATAACCACAGGTGATGCCCTCGGCTTCAAACTCGCTTTGCAACCGCTTGGCGTGGGCGCGATCCGCCGCGAACAAGAGCGTCGGCAGTCCGTAACCCTTCTCAAGCCACGTGGCGACGATATCCGCCGTCAGCTTGGGATCGTCCATTGCGTCCGACACGTCGCCCTTGTGGTAATCCCCTGCCACCTTGCGGGCTTTACTCATGTCCGGTGCCGATGGGGCAAACACGCGATAGCGAGATAGGAACCCATCATCCATCAGCTTGCCAATGTCTGTGCTGACTACAAGCGCGTCGTATTCGTCGCGCATCCCTGCCCTGCCCGGTGTCGCCGTCATTCCGACAAACATCGTGTCAGGCTGTTTGGCCATCCAATCTTGAACCGCTTTCGCCTTCACGTGCGCTTCATCAATCAGAACCACGTCGATTCCATCAGGGATACCGCGCTTCACCAATGTCTGGACGCTGCAAACCTGAATAGGCGCTGCCGAGTCCGTGCGGTTGTGGTCCGCCTGTTGAACCCCGATAGGCCCAAGGCCCTGCGCCTCAAATACTTCGACGGTTTGGTCGATAAGCGAGATAGCCGGGACACAGAACGCGACACGCCTGCCACGGCTACGCGCGTCGGAGACGATAGAGGATGATAGGATCGTTTTCCCCGCGCCAGTGGGTGCGACTAGGCAAACCCGCTTAGTACCGGTGCCGAGTAGTGAGTAGACTTTGCGGATGGCTTCTTTCTGGTAGAGGCGAAGCGCCTTTGGCTTAGAAAGAGCGGTGCCGGTTTGATGATTTCCAACACTCGGCACCGAAAAAAGATCGGTCTGAACTTGGGGCGACATATCACTCATTATCGCCACCCTCGAAGCTTGCGCTTTCTGGGCTAGGACGATGCGAAACTATACCTATAGACAGTGGGACATTTTGTCTCTCTTTTAGTGGGACATTTTGGGTTGCGAATGTCCCACTAAACGGCACAAGCTCACCTGCAACCGTGACGACATTAGTGGGGTCAAATAGCGCCTGAATTTCGAGCGTGTTGATTGTGTATTGCGTGGCTCTACCGCTGCCGCCTTTTAGGTGCTTAATGGCTGTCGCTAAGCCCAGCATTCTGAACACTTCCAGCGACCTCGAAACAGTCTTGCTGTCCACCTTCGCCTTTTTCGACAGCAATTTCCGGCCCGGATGGATGTATTTCTTCTGACCGTAACGGTGGTGCAGCCACAGGTTCAAAAGGGCGACAAGCACCTTGATTTCGCTATTCGTGAGGATATCACCCTTGTTCCGGCGAATGATCCGGCGCAGGTACATGCCTTCTTTCTTCGCGTGATCGGCGGGGTCTATTTTGTGGACGGTTGCGCTCATGCGTCACCCGCCTTGGCCTTAACGACCAATTCAGCGGCAAGATTACCAATGCTTTTCCATTGAGAAATTGACTTTGATGGGGGAATCCCCATATTAGGCTTATCAGCCATCCTAGCACCTCCTATGTGCTGGTTTCGGTTAGGGATCGAGTGGTGTTGACGCACCTTCGGTCCCGCTTCATTTATGGCACATTTCGCCATGTTTTCAAAGGGTTTATTCACTTTTGCCCTCCGCTTCCACCACGCGAAATACCACCTTGCCGACCGGATCACGGCCAGCCCATTCGGGCGGGAAGTCCACGCGAAAGCCTTTGTCGTCGCAGCCCATCGCGTCGGCTATCCCATCAAGATACGCCTTCATGCGCCCGTGCATGTTGTGACAGTCGCCGCGAAAGGCTTTGGGCCAATACTCGACGTAGATCACGGCATCGGGGGTGCGCTTAACGCGGGGCTTTTCCAGCGCCACTGCACGGGCCATCCTGCGGGCTTGCTTGGTCGCCTCTGCCTTCGGACGCCAATGCCCCTTAGCGTGGGGCGTAAGGTGCTTAGAGGGCCAAGGCAGTTCGATTACACGGATACCCATCAGGATCGCCTCGCAATCTCGCGGGCGATGTAGAACGCGGCCTTTTCCAGATCCTCAACAGCGTTCCCCTTGAGGTCAGCACGCCAGATGTATTTCAGCGCGTTGCCAAGGTTGAACCCCATGTGTTCGGTGATCTGGATACACTCAACGCCGCTTGGGTGGCTGGTGTAGTGGGGCGGTTGGTTTACCATGTCCGTCATTGCATCACGTCCAATTCTGCCCGTAGGCGCTCAAGACAGGCGGCGCGGGTCATATGCTGCAAGCGCAGGCGTTCGCCCCGTGGCGCGGCCTTAGCGGCGGCGGCAAGGCGTTCGTGGCGGTCTGCGGCGGTTTCCAGCGTGGCGAGGTCGTCGCGCACAATGGCGACGGGGAAGAAAAGCGCAGAGGGAGCCGTGGGAAGCTCAACCTCTGCTAGTTGATCCGCGCTAGGGGATGAGGGAGCAGGCGCGGATACCCAGCCACAGGGAGGACGGCTGAATGGGGGAAAGGGGGTCATGCTCGGTACGCCTTTCGCGCAAAGGTCACGCCGCCAAGCGCTTCCTCAGAGTTGCCTTCGATGATATCAAGCGTGAGACGCGGGGCGCGGTCGCGGGACGTGTCCACCTTGCCCGTAAGACTCAGCGGGTTCCGATTGGCGCAATTCGCGCAGTTGGCGGCGTCGGTGACCAGTTCGCGGCACTTCTTGCAGCGCTGGTATCCCTTGGGGTTGCGGAACTTCATGCTGCACCCCGCTTCGAGCGCTTTCGTGCTTGCCGATCATCTTCGATGAAGTCCAAGACGCGCTGCATAGTCCCGATGCTTGCAGTGCCTTTTCGGATACGTTCGCAGGCGTGGCGGTTTCGCACCGCCATCTGCCCAATTGTCGGCTCACCAATGTTAAAGTCGGCGGCGTGGGCCTCGATGGCCTTGATAACTTCTGAATGCTGCATACCTATGTTTAGACTTATGTCTAAGTGAGGTCAACAACAGATGTTAGACAATCGGCTTGTAGCCCCATATTTTCCGCCGTGCCATTATTTGGCTATGGCTGGAAAATCATTTAGAGACCGGGTTCTCGCTGAAATCAAAGAACGAAACATATCTAAGGCCGACCTGTCGCGCAGGTCGGGCGTTCCCTACCACGCAATAGACAAGTTTCTTAAGCGTGAAGGCGCAAGCACGAATGCTGAAAACGCGCGGGCGCTTGCTAATGTGCTGGGCCTTAGTGTTGACGATGATCAGGCATACGAGGAACTTCGCGAACTGTTTTACCAGCTTGACGAAGAACAGCGCAAGTTTCTGATAGCAAGCGTGCGCGGCCTTGTTGGCTAAGATCAGCCTTAATTGCTGTCGCGATGCCGTCGGGCGCGTCTTTCAAAACATCTAACAAATCATTGTATTCGTGCAATTTGGTACTCCCTTTGTTCTATAGTGAGCAAGGTTGTGATTCTTTGCAACCATAAGGTTACCTGACAACTGAATTAGACACATGTCTATTTTAGGGGTTGCATTAGCCTTTTGTCTAATTTATCTTCATCCTAACAACAACACGAGGATGAACGACAATGACAGCACAGACCAAAATCAAACGCACCGTTCCGCAAGCAGTCTTTGAATCGAAAGACGCTTTGCGTGCCGCTGCACTAGGCCACAAGCAAGCCTGCGATGAACTCGCTCGAATGGACGTGAGAAGCCTCGGTACAGGCAACCCGAACCACCCCATCAATGACGGCATCTTTGGATACGCTACAGCCGACTTAATGGCCAAGCAGTATGAAGGGAGCGTATCGTGATCTACGCTCACATTACCGCTGCCGGTGAAGCCAAAGGTATCACCGCAGAGCGCCTTAACCGCATGATCGAACGTCACGAGCGCAACGCCGCCCAGACGATCACGCTACCCCCTTCACAGTGGCGTCGCATGGACGAGCCATCCCCCGCGCCCTCATGGGTAATTGAGCCGCATGTTATCGACGCGGTGATCGGCGGTGCGTCGTGAGTGGGGGCAAGTTTAA